CAAAGACGGCTGAAACATGAAGATATTGTTGTATGTAAAACAAATGGTGTTAACACTTGCTGTGTACACCTTATCAAGTTGGTCCATAGAAGGAACCACTCGGTTGTGTATGAGTAATGAATCTCCTTTAGAGGGGCTAGTGTACTACTGGGAAGATAAGATGAAGAAAAACAAGTTAACCATTGACAAGCTCTCAGGATGCAGGATAGGTGAGGGTGACTTGCAGGAGATGGTCAACAAAACAATAATAAAGATGATAGAAGAGGTCCAATTATCGATGAGCCCACTGAGATTCTCTTGCCATCAGAGTCTTAATGAAAGTGGAATATCGATAGACTTTAATGGGCTTGATGACACCGATAGCGGATATCACATTGTAGATTGCAACAATCATAAAATTTACGAGGACTTGGGGGTCTTAGTAGGAGATGGTACAGCATGGGAGTCCAGATATAACAAGTCTTTCAATGAAGAAATTGCTGTCAAGACCAATCAATTAAGATTAGCTTTGTCAGATCTGGATAGACTGACAGATTTGAGAGTCGATGACCAAAATGAAATAAACTCCTTAATACGAGAAAACCAGATGCTACAGCACAAGATTTCAAACATCACTGGCGTTGCTTACAACTACAATAATAGCCTCCAGGCACTTTTAGATGATTTACATAAGAGAGATGTTGAGTATGAGTTGATGAAGATTCGGGAGCAAGAACTTAAAAATTTGCTAGATGAGCAAAATAGAACCATGGACAAATTGAAAGCTGTGAGAACCCCTGCTGACAAATATGTGATGACAACTACCCCTAAAACAATTTTGATGACCACTCTAGCAGTCTCTCTGCTGTCATCATCATCAGCAATAACCCATCCCAGCTTGTTAAACCCATATCCACATGCAAGAAACAGAATTGGCAGTGGTTTATATCGTTTTGATTCTGAGGATGACTCCACCTGCAGAGGGCTAGATTACAACACCAATTGCTTAGGATTCGATCACATGCTTCGCCCAGACAGGTATCCATTCTTTAACTCATTTGTAATGCACATGACTCCTCTAGAAGCTTATGCTGATGACATCATTGAAAAAGAAGGGGAAAGTTGCGAGATGGGAAAAAATAAAGACTCCAAGTGTCTGGATGGAAGAAGATTTATGAAAGCATCATGCCCTCAGGGCATAAATGGCGTTTATTACATTAATGATAAAGGCAAGCTAAGTCATTCAAGATGTAAAGATAGTGAATATGAGATTACAGAAGATTGCATCTTCTGTAGGAAAATTAAAAAGAAGGGTTCAAAAAGTATAATGAAAACCTCTGTCTCTGTTCAAGATGCAATATGCCAGAATAGTCAAGAGGAATACAGAGGTCCAAAAGTCCCTTTTAAAGGTGTTTGTGAAGTGGGATCAGTTGTTTTCAAGAGCTGCACAAAGTCTGTTCAAGCTTATGAAAACGTGCCATTCATCACGTTTAAAAATTATGGGAAAATGTACATTGACAGATTGATTACAAAAAACGTGGAGCTTGTGAATAGTGTGTCCTTCATCTGCTATGAGCACAAAGGCCAAGATGGAACAGAGGTAGAGACTAGGGAGCTTAAAAGGGTTAAGATTGGTGAGTGTAAGAATGTGAATTCCTCTAAATCTAAGCATTGTACTGGTGATCAAGTGTTTTGTGAAAAGTATGGGTGCTCAGGAACATATCCTGAAGTGACTTGCATAACAGCACCTGGGTCAGGTCCGGTGTTAGTCAACGTGCTTGGATCTTGGTTAAAGCCTCAGTGCTTAGGATATGAGAAAGTACTGGTGAAAAGGGAGATTAAGACCTCATTAATAACATTTAATCAAGAGTGTGAAACTTGTGTTTTCAGGTGTGAAGGTGAGGGTGTGAGAATAACATCAACGGGGTTCAGGATAACTACTGCAGTGTCATGCTCTCATGGACTGTGCATATCCACACATCAATCTCCACAGACCTCAATCCTAGTGCCATACCCGGGACTATCATCAGCTTCGGGTGGGCCAATAGGGGTGCACATATCTCACACTGAAGACTCTGTAAGCATGCACCTAACTGTACATTGTGACCCACAAGACATATGCAAGACCTTACACTGCTTTTTCTGTATTAATGGACTAATGAATTATCAGTGCCACTCAGTGATCAGCTCTATAACAACATCTGTTGCCATCTCTCTATTCATCTATATAGTGCTAGTGCTAATAGGCAAATGCTTATACATGTGTAAACTCATACCAAAAAAATTAAGAAGCCCATTTGCTTGGCTTGGGTTACTCAGTTCTTGGTTTATTAGAATGATTAGAGCATCGCTGCATAGACTGTCAGAAAGAATAAACGAAACTATAGGATGGACCAACACTGACAATCGCAGAGTGGGGAACCAGCTGAGAGAGGTGAGAGTGGGAAGGGCTTTACCTAGATATGCAACCACTGCTTTCATCATTATGCTAACTATCCCGTTGGCATTTAGTTGTTCTGAAACACTCGTATCAAACTCTAAGCAAACTAAGTGTGTTCAATCAAGTGGAAACATTAAATGTTCAGTAAGTGCAACTGTTACAATGAAAGCAGGAGTGATTGGAGCTGAATCATGCTTTATAATAAAAGGTCCAATGGATAATCAGCATAAAACAATCCGTGTTCGGACAATATCCAGTGAGGTAGTGTGTAGAGAAGGTAACAGTTTTTGGACTAGTCATTATGTCCCAAATTGTTTGAGCTCGCGGAGATGTCATCTAGTGGGGGAATGTACAGGAAATAGGTGCCAATCATGGTCTGACGAAGAAATTTCTATGGAGTTTAAGAACACGAAAGATAATATGGTTATGAATGAGAACAAATGCTTTGAGCAGTGTGGGGCTATTGGATGTGGTTGTTTTAATATAAATCCTTCATGCTTATTCGTGCACACCACTATGAGAGCAGTTAGACCTGAAGCCATTCGAGTTTTCTCCTGTGTTGACTGGGTGCACAGGTTGACTTTAGAGGTTGTGGGACCAGACAATGAGAAAGAGAGAATTACTCTTGGATCGCTTGGAACTAAATTCCTTTCCTGGGGAACAGTCTCCTTGAGTTTAGACGCAGAGGGCATCTCTGGCACCAATAGTATCAGCTTCTTGGAGAGTAGCAAAGGGGGATTTGCCCTATATGACGAATCTTTCTCTGAGATACCTAGGGAAGGCTTTCTAGGTGAGGTAAGATGTTCATCAGAGTCTGCTGCTGTAGCTGCTCACTCCTCATGCATCCGGGCCCCCAATCTCATCAAATACAAACCAATGACGGACTTGGTCGAATGCACAGCCTCGCTCATTGATCCATTCGCAGCTTTTACGAAGGGTTCACTGCCCCAAGTCAGGAACGGTATGACTTATACAAGTTCCATTGACAAAAAGACTGTCCAGGCATTCAACAGTGGGTCGATAAAAGCACTGATTACCATAACAATGGATGACCATGAAATCCAGTTTTTGTCTGAGTCAAAAAAATGTGATGCAACATTCTTAAACATAACTGGGTGTTATTCATGCAATTTTGGTTCCAGAGTGTGTGTAAGGATCAAAGTAGAAGGTAATGCTAATTTTTTAGCAGTCAATACCAAAGAGTCCTTTTATTTATCGTTTAATGTGTGGTCTGGTACACGTGATTATTGCCAGATAATGCACTTTAACAGCCCAGAGGTTGATCTGACAACAACATATTCATGTGGTGGAGACAGTAGAATACTCCACATCAAGGGGTTGCTGATTTCAATGAGTCTTGACTATGGTAGAAACAAGACAGGGGGATCATCAACAATGGTTAATCCTAGCGAGCAGAGTTGGAGTATCCTTAATTGGTTGAGTGGACTGARCACTTGGCTAGGAGGAACCTGGATAGCTGTTGGGAAGATAATAGGTTTTTTATTATTGGGAGTAGTGATATTATTAATATTAATATCATTCTTGTCAGCCTTAGGAAAATCTTTGCTAAAAAAGACTAAATTAACATGAAAGTGTTTTAATTAGTGTGAAACCATAGTCACAAGAAAAAAGAAAAACAAAACGGAAAAAAGAGAGAATTGAGCTAATCAGTTCTCACCCACTAGGCAGATTATATCATTGAAATAAATGTTAGTGTGAAGGTGAGCTTAAGAGAGACAAGTGATAATTTTATAC